TTAAGAATGTATTTGGTATTGATATTGGTAAATTCATCAAAGACATGGCAAAGAAAATGTTACCAGATTGGGCAGTTGATTTAATTTTCGGAAGTGGAAACGAAGCACCAGAAATGACCGAAGAAGCTGCTAAAGCAGGAAAAGACGCTGCGAAGGAATCAGGACTTTATGAAGAACGAGGTTTAAGAAAATCACTTGTCAATATGGATATGGTTGCAACTGCACCTACGAATCAATTAGAAGCAATACTTAATGACGATGATATATCAGACGAGTCATACGAGGCAATTCAAAGAGAACTTGACAATAGAAAATCAATCATAGCAGAATACGAAGAAGTAACATCAGCTATAGCTGCGGGTCAGACAACTCTTGCAGATGGAACAACTGCTGATAACATGTATGTAGAAATGTTGGAAGAAGAAATTGCAATGAGAGGTGGTGCAATTGACCAAGCAACAATTGATGCAAGACCTAAAACACCAACTGCAGGTGGTGGTGAAACAGTCGTTCAACAAAACAACAACAATTCAAGCACAAATATAATGAATGATACTAATTCAGCAAGAGACGAGAATGACCGTTACTTCGATATGTTGTTGGAAGGAACAGATTACTAATCTTTATATTTCTGTTTTCTAGGAATAACTTTTGTTTTATCTTTATGCACCTGAGTAGATGCATGTGAAGGAGTTTGTTTACGAGACTTCAACTCTGGTTTTTTCTTACCAAAGATTCTCTCCCAATTATCAGCATAGAGATTTTCGTCTGAGTTCCTTCTTTTAGAACCCTTACCACCATGCCAATTGCTCATCAGACTCTTCTATAACCTTTGTTCGCCGCCCTCTTAGCATCGAGTTTTTTCCTTCTTTTGATTTGCTGATTCTTTTCGTTTTTGATAGTATTAGGTTTAATGTGATATTGTCTATCTCTAACCTCTTGCACTATACCTGCTCTCTCGCATTGTTTTTTGAATCTGCGTAACATTCTATCGAAAGGTTCTTCTTGTCGATTCTTAGGGTTAATTTTCGGTCTCACTTCTGGCATAATTCTCCTGATTAAAAGTGTATAGTCGCCCCACGCTTTACAGCAACCCGCTCTATACCGATTATTCCGCAGTTAGCAAATAATCTTTCCCTTACTTGGTGCCCCCTTTTCATATCCACGGTCCAAGTCTGCCCTTGCTCTTCATCACTAACACATAAAGTAGACACAAGGGCACCCAATACAAAGATTAGCTATCCTCTGCTAATCTTTTGAAGTAATCCATCGCTTCTTCACCATCGCTTGACTGTTCTGATGTTGAATCTGCTGATGCGATTACAGGTTCATCTGCAACACTTTCAGTATTTACATTTGACCATGGCACTTCTTCCTGGTCTTCAGCAATACTTTCTGCCGTGCTACTTGATACTGCACCTGATAGACCTAATACTCTATCAAGTTTCTCTTTCAACTCTTCGTAAGTTTTAAACTCATTTGGAGCGATTACTTCATTTAAGGAATGAACTTGACTAAACACGGTGTTTAGTTTAGCTTCATCTTCAAACAGAGGTGATGTAGAATCAAACTCTGATTTATCATAGTTCCAATAACCATCGACTTTTCTGATTTTGATTTTGAAGTTAGCACCCTCTCTTAAATCGAAAGGATTAATTGCTTGTTCATCTTCAAATGCTGGTGAGATTGCCTCTTTGAGTTGTTCAAAGATTTTCTTACCATATCTGTATTTGAAGACTTTTCCTTCGTTGTCGGGATTCTTAGGGTCTGAAACAACATAGACATTTGAAACATAGTGCAATCTGCGTTTCTGTTTTCTTGCCTGTTCTTTGTTTGCCTCAATACCTGAATTCCACAATGTAGTATTGTATTCACTTACAGGGTCTTTTTTATTGAGAGTAGTCAAAGACTTCTCAATATACCAACCTCCAGGTCCTTGAAAACCATGGTCCCAATATGAAACCCACGGCATTTCTTCTCCCTCAGGTGTTGGTAAAAAACGAACAACTGCGTAACCGTTACCAGATTTATCTAGTTCTGGTTTCCACATCGTATCGTCTGAGTAGGATTTTTTCTCACCTTGACTAGGTGATGCAGACTCCATAGCCTGTCTTAGTTTATCTAATGATGCTGACATTGTATTCTCCTATTGTATTAACATTGTATCGCATTGTATTAATCAGTAACAAACCTATGCAACTGACTAGTCCATTATAAGACTTATTTACTTTCCTGTAAAGGGGTTTTTCAATAAATCTTATAAAGTCCTGGGTATATTTATACCCAAAATCATTGTTAGGATTATTTTTTTTATACATAACTATGTTCTGTTTTTGAGAACACCGCTATTACCTGCATAAATCTAATAACACCTCTTTATACTTCACTCGGTCGAATTCGATGAATGACTTATATTTGTTTATCTTTGTATGAATCTCTGGATAGACGATTCGTTCTGTAATCAGTTTATCCCAATCTTTAGTGAAACCTATAATCTCATCCATGATACAGATTGTTTCTAAAGATACTTTCTTTGCCATAAACTCTTTTAAAAGAATAGGGTGTTGTCCGTTCTTAACTTCTAACACCTTTTGTATATTCCTTTTACGAAGTAAATCATTTACCTCAGTTTCGAATAGATAAGATAACTTTTGATTATTCTTTTTCCATTCTTTGTAAACTTTAACACACTCTTCATTCAGTAAGTCTCCTGCCCACAAATCTTTTTTAGAAAGGTTTGCAATGTAGAAATCTTGCAGTTCATGTTTATGTGTTCTAAACAGTTTACCAAAATGATACTTATCCTTTCTTTTCAGAAAGGACTTTATATCTGCTTTTACTTTGCCATTATACTTAACAAAGTCATAGTCGTTAGAATAGAAGTGTAGTTTTATACCAAGGTATAAAGTGTATGCATCATATCCTTCACGACTAGTCATTAAGATGTTACAATCTTTGTTTCTTCTGGTGTTGCAACATCGATACCTGAGACTGCAGTTCTATGAGCTTCTGCAACATTCTCGTTGACTTCTGAAACAAAAACATAAGTCGATATCACCATTGATTCTGGATTTTCTTTTCCTGTTACTGCAACTCCTTTCGCAAATCCCATACCACCATTCGGTGCTTGAACAATCATTTTAGGATTTTTTAAAGTTAACGGTTCAGTCTTTGCAAGTTCCCCTACATATTCTCCAGTCATTGTTACTACTGTAACTATATCACCTTTTTTCATAAGTTCTCCTTATTTTTTAGTGTCGAAGAAACCTGATAGAGTTCCTTGACTATTACTTCCACGATTTACCATATTCAAACCTGTGGCCTCTGCCTCTAACTTCTCCTTTAAAGGATTAGATAAGAGTCTTTTTGCACTCTCAGGTTCTAACATGTTTTCTTCACAAACTTTAAGTATTGCAGACATTACATCTGATTTACCATAACGGCAAAGTTTCTCTACTTTCTCTGTAAACTCTTTTTTACTAATCATTGTCTCTCCAATCTTTCAACCATTTGCTACCGTCTCTCTCTGCATCTAAAAATATTGCATTCGTAAATGCTACAGGTAAAATGACTGCAACATGGACAATGATACTTGTAACGATTGAATAACCCAACCATCCCATATAAAAACTTGCAACGAATCCAAAGTAGATACTCCACATTGTAAACAAGACAAGTGTAAAATAAGTTTGTAGACTTGGGTCAGGAATGAATCTTAATGGATTGTATCTATTATCCATTACGAGTCTCCAACTATCTACTACAAACAATATAAATTTTCTAAACCATTTCATACGATTGGTGCTCCTTCATAATGTTCTAGGTCAAAGTTCTCAATCCAATCTTGCATAACTCTATAGTATGCGTAATATGTTGCACTATGACCATTCATATCCATACCCATTCCACCCTTATCACTAGATGTTTCTAAGTATTCTATTAATGTCTCACACTCTTCTAAGTGTGCTTCAGTCAATTCGTCTTCACTTCCTATTTCAAGATATTCTAACATATGTTCATATGCATTATCATATGCCTGTTGATGAATCCAATCATCACTCTTCCAAATAATCTTACTCCAATTCCAATCTTGTTTTAGATTGAACTTTTCTTCATCATAAAAATTTGCCATTTAAACTCCGTATACATTCTCATATCGTTTTCTTAAATCAACTAACTCATCGATATAATCTAAAGGATTACATACGAACATTTGAAATGCATTGAGTCCTTCTACTGCGACTAAAGCAACACACTCTTGAATTTGTTGACCTGTTAATTCTTCAACCATCAAAGCATAAGCAGTCATTTGAATAAACCATGGTTTTGCCATATACTCCTCTTTATACTTTGAACTTGTTTTGAAATCTATAATGCATAGTTGTTCATCAAAGATACCTACACAATCAACACGACCTGCCATTCTAAGATTAGGTGAGAACAAAGGTGCCTCTAAAGCAAGTGGTATAATTTCATCTAAAACTGGTTGCATTGCATTGAACATACCTCTCTGTAAAGGGTTGTCTAATACAATGTCTTTTTCAGCACGAAGATAATCTTCTAC